CGTGATGTTATGAACCGTTATAGAAATAAACTGGTTTATAATGCTGATACTGGAGAAATCAGAGATGATCGTAAGTATATGGCAATGCTTGAAGATTTCTGGTTACCAAGAAGAGAGGGTGGTAGAGGAACTGAAATTACTACACTTCCTGGTGGACAAAATCTTGGAGAACTTACAGACATTGAATATTTCCAAACCAAACTTTATAAGTCATTAAATGTTCCATCAAGTAGATTGGATAGTCAAGGTGGATTTAATTTAGGTCGTTCATCAGAGATATTAAGAGATGAACTTAAGTTTACTAAGTTTGTAGGTAGATTACGTAAGAGATTCTCACAAGTATTCATGGATATGTTGAAGACTCAATTGATTCTTAAGAATATTTGCACACCTGATGATTGGGAAGATTTAAGTGATCATATTCAATTTGATTTCTTATATGATAATCATTTCTCAGATCTAAAAGCAAATGAATTACTTCAAGAACAACTAGGTGTAGTTGCATCAATGGAACCATACATGGGTAAATATTTCTCTGCTCATTATGTTCGTACTAAAGTTCTTAAGCAAACTGAAGATGATATTAAGGATTTAGATGAACAAATGAAGAAGGAAATAGAAGATGGAATCATCGCAGATCCTAATATGCCAGTTGATCCAAATAGTGGAATGCCTGTGGATCAAATAGCAGATCCAATGCAAAATCCAAACTCAGAAATGAGTATGGGTAAACCTGTCACTGAGCCAGATTTAGATTCTAGCAGCAATAAAGCGACTGATGCAGGGAGCTCCAAAGCAACAGATATCAGAATGCCAAAGGGCGGAGAGATATAAATAAATTATAGTTATTTTGTGACACAATGGATGATTTAATTGATTTGATGATTGACAACGAGTCACCGTCAGACATTAGCGATAGGATAAAAGATATGCTATACGCTAAATCAGCAGAAAAAGTAGAGGCAGAAAGACCAAACGTATCTGCTGGTTTATTTGGCGATGAGTCAGATGAAGTAGAACCACAAGAGGAAGAAGAATCCGATGAAACTGTTAATTAAAGGTGCCGAAGCTGCTTTACCAACTGGGTCAGGTAGTGCATCAAA